GAATCTTATCACAATTATATGGGTCGAAGAATGAAAGAAGATGAATTAAGTAAGCAGTACGTGATAGTTACAGCAGTATCTACGTTTAGACAGAGATACTGTATTCCGATGGATGAGCTTCAGGCAGAAAATACTGATATGACTGTCGACCCTCTTTGGGCACTTGATGCTGTTACGTGCGAAGAAGTAAACGAATTTTCACAACTACATATTGGCGAATTGATTGTCGATCATGAAGTGCTAAGTGAGGAAGAAGCTCTAGCTATGTATGATAGGGATAACGACTATCTAAAAGATATAGATGTCGATAAGAAAGTTCGTATGATGCGTGACTGGAAAAGGTCGGAAGATAATCCGTGGAACTGATAACGATATACGGTTCTGATAACTGCCTGCATTGTTTGAGAGCCAAGCAGTTAGCAGAAGTGTTCGAGTTGACGCATGTTTATAAGAATGCCGTTGACCACAGAGAAGAGTTTGACCGAGAATTCCCTGGCGAGATCGCAATACCTCAAATAATTTGGGGTAAAAAACGCTTGACAGGCTATGAAGAGTTTGCTATAATGGTAAACGAATACATTAAAAATGGAGAAAATGATAATGAATAAAGATGATATGAAGACCCTGTTACAAGCAGGTACAGTGCGAATTGAGTTCGTTAAAGCGAACGGTGTTATCAGAACGATGCAAGCAACGCTAAATTCTGATATTATACCAGTGACTCCAGTAGTCGAAAATGCTGGTACAACGGGAGCAACCAGGAAGGTCAATGAGTTCTCTTTGCCCGTCTGGGATACTGAAGCGAATGGCTGGAGATCCTTTAGATGGGACAGTCTACGTGATGTAGCAGGGACGATGTTGCCTAATGGCGTTAGCTAACTGCGTAGTATCGATACTCGACCTCATTAAGAGGGATGTGGATCCGAAGCTTCTCGCTCAAGTAGACTTCATCACAAGTGAAGATCAAAAGAGTGAGAAGCAGGTTTCTTTATACATGCCTTCTGAGTCTGCTGATGATCCAGCTGTCGAGCATTTAGCTGACGGTGGCTGGCAAAAGTACGACTCGCTAGTGTTCATGACTAATTGGCAACAGAGTATGTATAACCTATTTCTAGGTATTCCTTACTCTGCTGGTATTGTTATGCCCAATGCTATTGAGACTTTCGTAACAACTAAGAAGAATGAAGATGACATAAATCTGCTGTTCGTGGGTGATCCACGTAACGGATTAGATGTGGCGTTTAACGCATTCCAGAAAATATCACCTAGAAATCCAAACGTAAAGCTGTATGTCTATAGTGACTTCAGTGTGTTTGGCAATCTTAAAACAAAAGCAAACAAGTCGAATCTAAAGTTCTGTGATTCTGTTCGTGGTCATCCTATGGTAATGTTTACTACTATAGATAAAAATGCCATAGGCATGCAAGGTAAGATACCTGTTCTTGATAAGTGTCACATACTACTCTTGCCTAATCACTTTCCAGAGACCTCATATACGACCTTGATCGAGTGTATGTCTGCTGAGATGATGTGTATCCATACGTCATATAGCTCTTTACCAGAGACTTCTCTAGGTATGACTGCTATGTATGGTCACACAGAGGACTTAGAAGCCCATGTTAATAAGTTCTACCAAGAACTTGAGAACGCAATTAATCTATATAATAGGACTAGTGTCCGAAGAAAGTACATGACTGATCTGGCACAGAACAAGATTGTAGTAGATAATGTGTACTCATGGGAAAAAAGATGCAGACAATGGAACGATTTGTTAAAAAACCTCTTGACAACCAAATGATCATAGTGTATACTACTCGTATAAATTGAAGTAAGGAGTCAAGCATGGCTAAAGTAGCAAAGAAAATACGATCAGCACCCCGTAGATCAAATGCGGTTCGGTTGCAGGAAGAGAAGCATGTCGGTAGAGAGACTACTGAATGGTCTGAAGTGACTAAAGACGAAATGCCACGTAGCATATTAGATACGTTACGTCATTACGGCTACTTCTATGACAAGAAGCATTATGTCGAATGGACAACAGATTGGATAAAATCTAATCGTCCTGAAGACTTGAAGAACTACAAAGCCGCAGAAGACTGGCGCACTAGTTCAACAGTTGCCGCTCTATGTAAGATGGAGCTAAATGGCTGTGAGTTGCCTGAACAGAATAAAACGTTTCAGATTACTGCACTCAATGAGATAATCGAATTTGGTAAGACTGTTAAAGTCGAGATCGATCCAAATGCTCCTGAGCCAGTGAAGCGTAAGAGTCCTTCCGAACTACTTGGTGAGAAGACCAACGAATTTATAGGTGAGATCGAGGGCTGTATCGATGATTACGGTTTGGGTATGTTAGCCAAAGATTGGTCTATATACGACATCATGATCAAAGAGGGTTCTGCGGCACAGACTGCACATGATACTATCAGACACTACAAATCGGTTCAGGAAGAACTACGTGAACTAGTCGAAGATAAGACTGAGGATCTAGTTGAGGGTTACAGTCACCTGACGCCTAAAAAGCAAAAGGCATTCTATAAGTTCATATGTGATCTGATTTCTGATACGGAAAAGTTTCTTTTGAGTAAGAAAGCAACACGTAAGACTCGTGTGAAGAAGCCTACACCCGCTCTTAAACAAGTATCTAAGGTACTATACTTGCCATCTTCGTCTGAGTACAAGATAGCTAGTGTGAGTCCCGAGAAGATGGTTGGTGCAGATCAATTATACCTATTCAATACTAAGACTAGACAGATGAAATATCTGGTCTCTGATCGAAGGAATGGGTTCGAGGTTAAGGGCAGTACGATTATCGGGTTTGATGTTAAGAACTCGTTTAAGAAGATGCTGAGAAAGCCCGAGGATTACATTGCAACACTCGCTAAAGCTACTAAATCTAAGGCACTTAAGGAACTCAGAAGTCTGAAGACCAAAGAGAGTGAAACTGATGGCAGAATCAATCGAGATACTATTATCTTGAAGGTGTTGTAATGGCAAATGTCATAGACTTTGCGGCAGCCCGTAAAAAGTTCGAAGAGCGGAACGAGGAACTCGTAGAGTTGATTCAAGAAAGCGATAAGCAAATCGCAAAGCACTTCGCATTGAACGCCGTAAGGGATATAGTCACATCACTGCACGATATGGGTATCGATGTTGCCAATGATCCTAAGACCATACTAGAAATTATGTCTACTATGGAGATCATCAAAGCAATGATATACAGAGCAATAGGAGAAGATCATCCTTTTCAAACTGTATCAGAGAGGATGTGGGAAGACCTAGATATAGATCATGAAGACCTTCTGGGACAATTCCTAGAGGATATGTATGATGATGACGAAGACGACCACGAATAGTACTTGACAAGCCCTAAGATTTATGTTATGATATGTATTCATATTAAATAAATCAGGAGATTAAATTATGATATTGGTAGATTTGAACCAAGTTATGATTTCAAACATGATGATGCAGATTGGTAATCACCAAAACGCTCAAGTGGATGAAAACATGCTAAGACACATGATCTTAAATACGTTAAGATTCAACCGACAGAAGTTTCACCGTGAGTTTGGTGAGCTATTGATTACTTGTGACGATAAGAACTATTGGCGCAGACAGTCATTCCCCTACTACAAAGCTAATCGCCGTAAGGCACGTGATAGTTCTGAGTTAGATTGGAGTGCTATCTTCAATGCTCTTAACAACATTCGTGATGAACTCAAAGAGTACTTCCCATACAGAGTTATGCAGATTGATACTTGTGAAGCTGATGATATCATCGGCACTATAGTTCACAAAGAGGGTAAAGAGTTAAACGTAGGTGAGCCTATTCTGATTCTCTCAGGTGACCACGATTTCAAGCAACTGCATAAGTATGCTAATGTCAAGCAGTATGATCCTACTCGTAAGAGATGGATTTCACACTCTGACCCAGATCAGTATCTAGCTGAACACATCCTTAAGGGTGATGCCGGTGACGGTGTACCCAATGTGCTGTCAGCAGATAATACATTCGTAATGGGTATCCGTCAGCGACCAGTGACTAAGAAGCGTATGCTGGATTGGCAAGATATAAATAAAATGGATGATGAAGTAAAACGTAACTATTTCCGCAATAAGTCGATGATCGATTTAACGCAGGTACCTGCTGTTATTAAAGAAGAGATACTTGAGAAGTATGAAGCAGAGAATACCAAAGATAGGAGCCAGTTACTTAACTACTTTATCAAGAACAAGTTACGCAATTTAATGGAAAGTATATCGGAGTTTTAATATGTCTATGAAAAGTTTAAATGAAATAATTACGGAAGCGTGTGAGTTGAGTACGAATGAGGAGAAAGTTGAGTTCTTGAAGAAGAACAACTCGAAAGAGTTACGAAACATTCTTATTCTCATGTACGATAAGAAGTGGTCATTCTGTGTCCCTTCTACAGCTCCGCCTTACAACGCAAGTATTATGGTAGATACGCATGGTGCGCTCTATCGAGAGGCTAGGAAGTTAGCTTATCTTGTTAACGAAATGTCTGAGGGTGAGAACCTCACGCAGATCAAAAAAGAATCGATCTTTATCCAGATGCTGGAAAACGTTGATGAAGGAGACGCTAAACTATTGCTACAGATGGTAGCAAAGCAAGCATTTCCCGATCTTCCAGTTGAAGTAATTATAGAAGCGTTCGGGCCGATCATCACTGATCCTGTCCCCGCTATTCCTGTAAAACGTGGTCGAGGTCGACCTAAAAAAGTAGCGTAGCTACCACAACAAGAAGAGTGTACTATCAATGGCTAAAGGTAAGAAGTTTCGTGAGTGGATCGAAGAGGACTACTCTCAAGATAAAATCGGTAGAAAGAGAGACTCCAAGAGATATGATAAGCGCAAAGCTGAGATTCAGAAAGCCAGACGGCAGAAGAGGTCCCACAAGGATTCTTTGTTTGATTAGATAAAGAAAGGGGTTGACAAGCCCCTTTCGCTATGCTATAATATGTGTATAAGATAAATGATAGGAATGATATGATTAATATTGATAAGAAATTGGTTCTGGTGGATTGTGATGGAGTGTTAGTCGATTGGCTTTACACTTTTAATAACTGGATGAAAGAACATGGTTACTACCCAATTGCGGGTGTTAACGAGTATGACTTGGGTGTCGTATATGGGCTGAGTAAAGCCGATATGAAGAAGCACATAAAAGTCTTCAACGAGAGTGCGGCAATCTGCTGTATTCCTCCTCTGCGTGATGCAGTCAAGTATGTGCGTAAAATGCACGAAGAACTAGGCTGTGTCTTTCACTGTATTACAAGTCTAAGTCTGAATCAGTATTCAGGCGTTCTACGTAACCAGAACATCGAAAGTCTTTTTGGTAAGACTGCCTTTGAGAAGGTTGTGTGCTTAGATACTGGTGCTGATAAGGATGAGGCTCTAATGCCTTATCTAGATAGTGGCTGTTTATGGGTAGAAGATAAGCCTGAGAATGCTGAACTTGGCATTAAAATGGGTCTTACATCTATTCTTATAGAGCATAGCTTCACTGAAGACTATGAACATGCAGACATAATCAAGGTAAAAAGTTGGAAAGAAATCTACGAAATGATGCTTTAAGCAGGTGATTCTGATATAAATATCTGTGTGATGGATACACAACGAAGCGATCCTAGTGGTCGCTTTTTTTTATTTTAAACAATTGGAGAATATATAATGCCTATTTACTCGTTCGAGAATAGAAAGACTGGTGAAGTACATGATAAACTAATGAAAATGGATGACCGTGAGTCGTATCTATCCGACAATCCAGACCTCAAACAGATCATTACCAAAGCACCCGCTCTGGGTGATCCTGCACGTCTGGGAATAACTAAAACTCCCGATAGTTTTAATTCGCTATTGAAGAATATTCATAAGAATAGTCCTGGGAGTAAAATACAAACCCGATAAAATATAAGGATGCAACATGCCTGCTCACCAACAGCAACATCGAATGACCAAACGCCAGAAGAGAGTACTTAAGCAACAAGGAGTAATAGGGACAGACAACCAATTATCGACAGGATTTCAGATCAGTAAAGACATCGCTCCCATGACTAAAAATCAGTCAATAGCGTTTGACGCTTGGGAAGAGGGAGCTAATCTAATGCTTCATGGTATTGCAGGAACGGGTAAAACCTTCTTGGGATTATACTTCTCTCTAAAAGCAGTCATGGCAAAAAACACATCATATCGAAAAGTGTATATTGTACGATCAGTTGTTCCAACTAGAGACATGGGATTTCTTCCTGGCTCTCAAAAAGACAAGATGAAAGTGTATGAAGCACCTTATTATGACATTGCATCAAAGTTATTTCAGCGTGGTGATGCCTACGAAATTCTAAAGCAAAAGAACAACGTAGAATTCATTTCAACATCCTTTCTACGAGGATCAACATTTGATGACTGCATCATTTTAGTTGACGAAGTTCAAAACATGAGCGATCAGGAATTGCACACAGTTATGACCCGAGTCGGCGAGAACTGTAAGATCATATTCTGCGGAGACGTTAAGCAGGATGACTTAACAAGCGAACGGAAGAAAGAGATGTCAGGTCTACGTACATTCATGAAGATCATTGAGCGTATGGATGAGTTTGATTTCATTGAGTTCGAAGTATCGGACATCGTTCGAAGCGAGTTAGTCAAAGCATATATCATAGAACGAGATAATCAAGGACTATAAATAGTAATATGGAAAATCAAAAAGACAAACAGAAACGCATGACCGAGCTGAACTCAGACGGTAATGAAACTAGGGGGCGAGAGGGTGAAGACCTTCTCGTTGAGATTCGACCTGAGTCTCTCGGTCAAATGGGCTGGGACTTTGGCGAAGGTAACGAAATCGATGATAAAATCGATAGAAAAATTTTAAGAGGTTAATATGTCAGTAGCAGATGACGCAACAAGATTACGAGTATTCCAACTTGCAGACGGCACTAGAGTCGGCAAGCAAATGGATATAGATGAAGTAAATGCATTCCTAGCGGCTAACGCCGGCTCTAGCCTGATACGATAATGCCTTTTGCCGCTAGAATAACAGATGCAATCTTAACAGGGCATGTAGCTCCTTGTACGGTATCATCTACAATTCTATCAACACTACAGGCTAAAGTGTTTGTGGAATCGAAACTGGCTGCCGTGACGGGCAGTCTCATAGCACCGCACACTCAGAATAATCCAGGTGCACCCCCGCCTTGTATTCCTCATATTGATGCGACAACATCAACTGGATCTACTAAAGTCTTTATAGGTGGAATTTCTGCTAATAGGCTTGGTGATGTAGCTGATCTGGGCACGATAACAGGAAGTGCCACGAAAGTTAAAATAGGTTAAAATAAAGGTTGACAACCACCTAAAAGTGTAGTATACTATATGTTCAATTGAGAGGAATAT